CAGATATGCGAGGTATTTTTCTTCCCTTGTTACCGGCTTGTCTGCCATCTTTTTACTCCTCTCCGAATAGTGTTGGTTCCTTTGGCTCGGCTTCTTTGACCATTGCTTTCGCTTCTTCCTCAGTCATTCCTTCAAACTTTACAAAATACAACCATGCTGGAACCTTGCCAGTAGTTACATACTGCCACCACCTTGCACGGTCGTTTTCTCTAACATAGAGGATGTCTCCGAAATCATAATTGACTTCATAAGCTCCGACAGGTGCAAGTCCGTACAGGTCAGCGTAAACGTTCAGCGCGTAAATTACTTCGTCCAGACAGGATTCCAGTTTGTCCCTCACGTCTTTGATAAACTGGA